AAACGAATACTCCTTTTCGTGATAATACAAAAAAATAAGCCCTTCGCCCGAGATCGGGACGAAAGACCATGCTTCCGCGGTACCACCCGCTGTTCGCAGAAAAAATCTGCGCTGCTTTTTATGCCAGATAACGGCGGCAATAACCGGCGCGTCCTAGTAGGGAAGTGACCCGTTCAAACGGCTGCTCACGAGAGAAAGCCCTGTAGCCCCACCGGGAGGCGGTTTCCAGCAGTTCCGCCCTCTCTGTACCCGGCCCTTTCGGGCAGGACGCCTCGATCCACGCTTTTTCCATATATCAGCTGCATTTTAGCACACTAAACGTCGTTTGGCAACAGCTTTTTCGGAAAAACAAAGAAAATCCGGCCTGAACGCCCCTGATCGTTCATCTGCTCAACGCCTTCGTTTTCATTTCATAAATTCAGGCTCTGCCGCTCATCTTTCACAGAAAGTCAGCAGAGCCTTTTTATGCTTACTATATATACAGTGATATATCCGAACCAACAAGCTTGAAAATACACTTTGCGATTTAAGCAAATAAATACAAATACAAAAAGACATTACCGACCGTAAAAGTCAGTAATGCCTTTTTATTATTTTTATTATTTTTAAGATAATCTATCCATATGCCACTCAGACTCGTTTAAAGAGGTCTGGTAGTTCACTAATGCAATCATTCCCACTCTTTCGCCGAAGGGTTGTTCGACGTCTTTTGTGGTGCTTTTTCGTCCGCATAGTCTCCATATTTCGGCGGCGTCCGCGTGGTCTGTGTCTTCCACGGTCGCCGTAATGCCAAAATAATTCCACGGACAGTATAGCAGCTCTGCGCTGCTTTTGCAAGGAAGACTACGCTTCTGCAGTCTTCCCATGGAGGATGGCTTTGATAATCTCCATAGCCGTCTCCTTCTTCGTGGCCTTCGGGTTGACCTCAATGCCATAGGCGCGGGCTCGCTCTGCGAGGGCCTGCGCCGTCATGTTGAGCAGTTCTGCGATGGTTTCGGCGATGGCCTCCTCGCTGATCTTCTTGACTTCCTGCTCGGGCTCCGGCTTCTTGATGGCTGAAATGTATTCCTCTGCGTATTTCCGCATCCAGTTAAAAATGCCCTGGGCGATAGCTTCGAGCCGTTCCTCCGTCAAGATGGCGCGGAAGGCTTTGGGAACGTGCTGATACATCGACGCAACGACCTGGGCCATCTTCTCGGGCCCGGGAAGCGACGTCATTTCGGCCAGCGCGACGAGCTGGCTTACATCGCCGGTGAGGACGGCCTTGAGTGCAAAGTACGCGGCCGCGAGCATGGCGGTGATGAAAAGAACAATCACAACAATGCTGAAAATCGTAAAGAACGTCATAGCGGTTCTCCTTCATGTTTCGCGGCCGGTGGCCGCTTTATTTTTTGCTGTCTTCGCAGCGCGGGAAAGGGCAGTCTTCGCAGTATGGCCCGGGGGTGCAGCCTTCGCCGTCGGACGTAGCAATCAGAATGACGGCCAACGCGACGACGGCAATCTGGCTGAACAATACGAGCGCCGCTTCAAGGGCGGGGCTCATGCCTTCACCACTTTGTCGGCGTCCACCCATCCCCAGACCGTAGAGGCGCTGGTAGTGTGTACGATGTGGTAGGGGTGCTTCGCTCCCTGGCAAATCATTGTGACCTTCGCTGGGCCCGCTGCGGGGCTGCTGGCCGGCTTTGCGGCGCTGGAGCTGACGTAATGCGGGCCGCCTGCGAATTGCACGATGTCACCGACAGAGAGCTTCACGCCGGCTTTGGGAATCCTGATTTTCTGGCCGACACGAATGAGGTTAGGGTTCTTAATGCTGTTATAATCAGCAAGCGCCTTGACCGTCGTTCCGTGCTTCGCGGCAATTCTGCTGAGTGTGTCGCCGCTGACGACCGTGTAGATCGTCTCGCCGCCCGTCACGGTGGCCGGTGTCGTGTCCACCTTGGGGGCAGGCACTCCGGCCTTCTTCCCGTAGTCCGGGAGGCCGAAGCCGCGAATATAGCGGCCGTTGACCTTGAGAGTGCGGTAGCCGACGGCATCGCTCATATTACCTTCGATGATCTTCATGGTATTGCCGGAGACCGATACGACGTAGCCGACATGATCGGCTGCTCCTTGGTTGTCCGTGGTGGCAAAGTCGCTGCCGTCCTGCCAGTCATAGAAAATGACGTCACCCGGGCTGGGAACATAGGCGTCGTTTTCCTGCCAGCGCCCGAGTTTCTTGAACAACTCGATATGCTTCCCGCATCCGCACTCGGTCGGGATGATGTCGGTCATGCCGGCCTTGATGGCGACGGCGCTGACGAAGGTGCTGCACCAAGCGTCGGTGTACTTCACCTTGTAGCCTCTGGCGAGGGGCGTGTGGCTGTTATAGGTGTCGATGATTTTGCGGTGGCTGCCGTCTGCTTCTTTGCAGCCGAGCCATGCAATAGCTGTGTTGACGACGGTAGCGCGAGCCTGTGCTTCTGTCATATTGTTTTCTCCTTCCTGCTTAGTCTTTCAAGACGATCTCCGCGAGGTGGAGGGCAACGTCGGCCCCGTATTTATCTGCGAATTTCGTGAGGAAACGCTGGGCGTATTTGGCCCGGTTTTCGTTTTTCGATTTCCACAAGTAAAACGCAGTCGCGGCGCCGCACTCTGCAATCCACGCGCATACGATGGTGGCCCAGGAGCTTTTGTCCTCCACAACGAAGTAGAGAACGAGGAGGATAAAAAGAACCGTGTAGGAGAAGATAATGAGCTTCTTCGAGAACTCCATAGGCGGCCTCCTTCACTCGACGACGGAGGCGATTCCCATGCGTGTGAGAAAGTCTTTTTGTTCGTGCTTGATTTTGATGGCGTAATTCAAAGCGTCGTGCATATCCCCGTTGCAATGTGCGTCGGGGATACGCTGCACAGCCTTCGCCGTAGCCTCGCCGAGGGCTATGGCGGCCGATACGCCTTGAATGGTGAGGATTTGTAGCTCCTCCCTGGCTTTTTCACGCTCTGCCTCTTTCTTGTGGCGCTCCTCCTGCTCCTTCTCTCGCTTCGCTTCGCGCTTTGCAATCTTCCGCTCGAAGTTCCAAACAAGGAAGCCGGTAAGGGCGCTGGGGATGCCGAGCGCGAGGACGAAGGCCCAAAGGGCCTGCCCGACGGTCAAGGTGATCTCCATGCCTGTCGTCACCTTCTGGCCCTGTCGAGGGCCGAGGGGTTAAAGCCTACGATTTCGGCAATAGCCTTGAGGTCGTCGATGGGAGCGTTATAGAAGTCATAGCCCCAGATAAAGAAGTCTTCGCAATCTGGGCGCTTATACCGCAAACACAAAGGGCTTTCCCAGACCTTATCCCAGCGGCGCTGGTGGTCGGCGTCCCTTTTCTCCAGGCGGGTGAGGATTGCGGCCACCAGGCCACCGCGCTCCAGCCCATGCCCGTCGTCGTCTTGGCTGAAATAGTCATAGGCGTTTTGGCTGGTTACAACGCAAAGACGGCTACCTTCGTAAAGAAGATAGCCGTCTTCGGTCTCCAGAGCTGTCCCGTATGGGATATTTACTTTTCCGCAGATACCCTCAATGCGGGCCCGCTTCCTGGTGATATATCGCTTATGATTGACCATCGCTTACACCTCCGCCTTCTCGGGGTGCAGCAGAGCGGTCAGCTCAGTGTATTCCGCCTCGGTGATCTTGTCGGCTGCGTAGAAGACGTCCAACTTGGTCTCCATGCCGGCGGTCTGGCCGCGCTCAATCATGCGTTTCAGAGTACGATACAACATTGTCCTTCACCTCCTTCTCAGGTAGTCTCCGCATCGCCTTCCGTGTCGTCAATGCCGAGCTCCAGAAGGGTGATGCGGTATTCGTGATCGACGGTCAAAGCGTCGGTATCACTGATGGTCGTGTTGACAAGCTCAATTTCCTTGCCAGCGTCGATGTGCTCCAGCGCGACCGTTTCTACACCTTCGATAGCCTCCCGGCCGGCGAGGTGATAGACGGTATTGCCAAAAGCAATGCCCGAAGCCTCCGGCTCCGGGCAAAGAACGTAGCAGCCATTTTCGGCCTGCTTGATATAGGTGGGAGCTTCGGTCATGCCGACGCTGCCGCCGTCTTTGATAATTCTGAACATTTCAAACCTCCAAATAGAGCATATTCCAGCCTCCGCAGCCGGAGGAGCCGTCCGTGGTCGTCAAAGTTCCTATAATAGGCGCTCTGGCTTTCCTTGTACTGCTCGACGTATGCGAGGGTGCGGGTTCCTGCATCCACCTCTTTGCGGAACAGTTTGAGCTTTCTGCGGGCTCGCTTCATACCGTCCCGGCTTCCGTTTATCTTGATGGCGCCGCTCTCCGTGAGGGTAAAACGGGCCTTGCAGAAACGGAAAGGTTTCGTGAGTGGGATGATTTTGCACTTGCGCTTGTTTACCGGGACGCCGATGGCCTCAAATCGCTTGACGATTTCCCGGCCCAGCTTTTTCAGCTCCTCAACATCAGGAAGGACGATATAGTAGTCGTCCATATAATGCCCGGCAACATGGACGCCTGCCTGGCATTTGATGAAGTTATCAACTGCGCTCGGCAAGGCGACCATTTCCTGCTGGCTGGGTTCGACGCCCAGAGGCATCCCACGGCCCGGCGTCGGGCACGGGGATGATGCAACGATGCTGTCGGCGAGCCCTCGCAAGCTCGGGTCAAGAATGAGCCGCTGGTGTCTCTGGTAGATTGTCGCATGGGGTGCGCTGGGGAAAAACTTTTTCAAATCGAGGAGCAGCACGGCGCCGTCCCTCCCGTATCTGCGGAAGTGCCAATGGAGCTGCTGCTCGAGCCGATTGTAGGCGAAATGCAGCCCCATCCCGCGCCGGCTGGCCCCGTTGTCATATATCATGTGCGGGGTGTAGAGCGGTATCAGAATGTTGTTGCACTCGGTCTTGTGGATTTGTCTGTCGGTAATATGCGGGGCGTCGATGGGTCTGATCTTCCCGCGTTCTTTGAGAATGAAGTGACTACATTTCTTCGGCTTCCACGTCCCGTCTAACACCTGGCGCCTGCGGGCTGCCGTGCCGGAAAAGAGGTGAAGCTCGAAGTTTTGTGTGCTCTGCTTCCAGCGAACGCCGTTGCAGCACTTCTTCCCGTAATAGAACATGGCCCGGTAGGAGAAGGCTTCTTCCAGTGTGCCGATAGCGGCGTTCCGGGCCTGCAGTCGTGCTTGCCGCCTTGCCCGGCGGCGTTTGTATCGCGCCTCGCGGCGCTCCTCGCTTGTCATAATAGAGTATTCGCCTTTCGTACAGATACAATGTAGGGTGCCGTCTAATCTGCGTTGCCCTGGCACATGAAATGGGCTATGGCACGTTCGCCCACCATGCAAGCAGCGTCCGTGTAAGGGCATCAAAAGAAAGGGCATCGGCTATTGTCAAATAGGTTATGCCCCATCCCGCTTTCCCAAGCGGGGCAGTTTTCGGCTTTCGCCGGGGAAGTGTCTCTCCTTTTGCGAAGGTCGTCTTTCACCTTGCGGTTACTCCATGTGACCTCGCGCGCAAAATCCGGCCAGCACAGCGCCCGAATTGTTGGCATTGTTATTGTTGGCGGAGCCGTCGGTGTTGGTATTGCAGAAGTTATTGTTGTTGTTGTAATTAGCCGAACGCCCGCGCGACCAGACCGCCCGAAGGGCGGAAACAACGACGGCCATGTTATCAGAGGCACACCCAAAAACGAGGTCAGGTTTTTTGCTTCTGCTGGGCGGTTGACTTGGCTGCGCCCTTCAAAAGCTCGTTTTCACGGTCAATCAGCTCGCCGAGGCTTTGGGCCATCTTATCGAGCTTCACTGTCGCCTCCTTCGCGTCAACAGCCTTGCCCTTTGCCGTTGTGAAGCATCCCTCGGGGTTCTGGTTCATCACAAGATAGCAATGGGTAAGCCGGACATCCAGCGCCATCAGGGAGGCCCTGGCCTCAATGAGGTGGGCCTTCCGGAGCTCGCGGCGCTGATCGTCCGACGGGAAGATGCTGTTGGCTTTTTCCGCATGGTCTATAACTTCGCCGGCCAGCTTCGCAACAGGCTCCGCGAGGAGCCTCGAGTACCTGGCGGAAATGCGCGTGAGGAAATTGATGGTTTCAACGTAGATTTGGTTGGCGGTGTTCACGAACTCCGCCTTGCTTGTGGTGCGCTTCATCTGGAGCACTGACATGGTATCACCTCAATTACGGTTTTGTGTCCTTTTCTTCTGGGTAGATCGTGCCTTGCTCTCGCTCGACCTCCTCCAAATGCTTGAGGAGCACAAACTCGATATAATTCGTAATGGAGCGGTGCTCATTTGTTGCCAGTATTCCGATTTTGTCAAAGACTTCATCAGATAACCGCAGCGTAAACACCCTTTTATTCGTAGCCACCGTCACACCTCCGTTCGCATGGCATACGAATATTTTATGGCTGTCTTTGCCTTTTGTATGCGGTCTAAAGACAGGCAAGTGATAGCATTTTAGGCTCCAGAATAAAGGGGGTAAAAATTAAAAATAAAATCGGCCGGCGCTTCGCGCCGGCACAAAAGGGGCTTTCCGCTCCCTTTCGGTCTCTGCGTTGTCCGGGAGACCGCCCGCTTTCGCGGGCGGATTTGCCCGGATAGCTCTGCGGAGGATTAGGCAGCAAAGCCGGCCAGCACAGCGCCCGAAGCGGAGGCATTGATAGCGGTGGCGGAGCCGTCGGTGTTGGGATTGCAGAAGGAACTGCTGTAGTTGCAAATAGCCGAACGCCCGCGCGACCAGACCACCGTGCTCACATCGTTATACTTATAGGCAATCTTGGAGTTGCCTGCCTTGAAGTAGTCATACTGGGCCTGGCTGTTCTGTTCGTACTGGTTCGCATAGCTGCGGGCGCCCTGGATTTCAAACTCCGCCAAGAGCCACAGATAATCCGTTGTCGCGGTGACCGCTGCGGCCGTGTTAGAGCCGTTACCGGTGTTGTCCGTGTACTTTGTTACGGATTTCATTACGGCCCTCAAATCGGCCGGAAGCGCCGCCAGAAGGGTGTTTGCCGTCGGGTTGCTGGGGGAGCTGTCCGCACCGAGCACGGTCTTCCTCATGTGGCAGGAAGCCCAGCCGCCGCTATTCGTATTCGAGGTGTTCATGGTGAATGCGCCGCTGGTGGTAGTCTGGTTGCCGTAGCTGCTATCAGTAAGGCCGACCATTTTGCCGTTCTTTTTGCCAATGAGGAAATGGATGCGGCCGGTTCCTTCCTTCGCGCTGTTGTGGTTGAAGCCCGAGATAAAGGCATCAATAGACAGGTTCGAGAAGGTCGTGGCGCCGACCTTGCCATTGATGGTGATGGTCTTCGTATCGCCAGCGGCCCAATAGTTTGCGCCCTGGTTCGCATCGGAGACCTTCTTGATAGTGGCCCAGGAGTTATTATTGAGGGTCGTGCTGACGTAGGAAAGAGCCAGCGTATAGCCCTGGTAGGCGGTCGCGTTGACGCTGCCCGTTGCCGTCTGCCCGTTCAGCGAGGCCGTCACTTCCCATGTGCCGGTGTTCGGCAGATAGAACGTGTTGGAGCCCGTGCTCGTATCGGTGAGGGTCGTGCTCCCGTTCTTGACGGTGATCGTGCTCCCGGTATCGACCGTGACCGTGAGGGTGATAAAACTGAGGGAGGCCGTGTAGCTGCCTCCGTTGGTGGTGACGCTGACAGAGGCGCTATTCGAGGCTACGCCAGAATAGACGCCGGTGACAGTATAGGTGCCGGCCTTCTTGATGGTGATGGTCGCCTTGCCGGTGCTGGCTGCGGTGCCGCTATAAGTGGTGCCGTTGCAGCTCGCGGTGACGACCGTGCCTGCCTTTGCGGAGACGGTCAGCGTAGCCGCGAAGTAGGCGAGCTCGATGGTGTAATTGCCGCCCAGAGAGGCCGCATTTACGCTGCCGTCGGTGCTCTCGCCGTTCAGCGTTGCGCTCACGCTCCAGGTGCCGGTGCGGGGCAGATTCGTGGTGAAGCTGCCTGCGGTGTTGGCCGTGCCGGTGATCGTGCTGGTTCCGTCCGTGATGGTGATTGCACTGCCTGCGGCTACCTTTACGGTAAGCCTGGGAAGGGTGGCACCGAGTACAGTATCGAGCGCGTCCTGCACGTTGCTGGCATCGATGCCGGACGTGGAATTGTCGTAGGACGTATCAGCAGCGGAGCCGCCTCCGCCTTTGCCGGCGCCTGCGTTAAAAGGGCCATAGGCCATGTGGATGTTCCTCCTCTCAATCCGTGTACTTTACGGTGTTGATGATGTGATACTGCGCCGAAATAGCGGCCGTGGGGACGCTGGCGGCGCGAAGCCGGAACTTTCCGGCGTAGCTCTGGGTGTTGGTGAAGTTTGCCGCCCGTGCGATTTCAGAGCTCCCCGGCGCGACATCGACGGCCACAATGTCCGTCTCAAGGAGCCCGGACACTGTAATGTCGATGAACTTGGGATGCTGGGGTACGGAAGAATCCGTACCCCAGCCGGTCGTCGGGATGGTGAAGGCTACCTTGCTGTTGATGTCCTGCTTTTCATGCAGGATGCCGTCGATTTCATCGACGCTCTGCGCGGTCGCCTCTGCAAGATCGCCTACGGTAGTCCTGATGCCCTTGATATGTTCGCAGAGAGCGGCAAGGCCCCCGCCCAAAAGAGCTTTGACACTTGCCATAAGGGTTTACCTCCTTCGGCTGTTGGATTAGCCCTCGTCGTCTGCCAGCAGCGCCGCGATCTCCTCTGCGGTGTAGTCGCTGATGTCGTTCTCATGGAGCACGGTCTCGGGCAGAGTATAGACGGTCTTCTCCTCGCCGTTGACCTTGATGTTGCCATTGGTCTCGGAAGCCTCAACCTTGGTGGCGCCCTCGGCGATACCGGCCAGCTTAGTGCCCTCCTCGTCGGTCATCAGGCGCTTGCCGTTCTCGGCGGCCACGAAGTCGCCGGCCTTCTTGCCGGAATCGACCAGATTGCCGTTGGCATCCAGGCCCGCGAAGTTGCCCTCGGTAGCGTTTGCGACCTTGTCGGCCTTGCCGCTGATGTCAACGACCTCGGCCTTGGGGACGTACAGACCGTCTTCCTTGACCTGCAGGGCGTTGTCGGCTTCCTTGGAGACGTTCACGGCGACGGTGATTTCCTTGCCGTCAACGGTCACCTTCGCGGTGCTGGTGTTGCCGCCGGTGTAGGTGTCCAGCAGATAGGTCAGGTCAACGAAGGAATACAGAACGGTATTGTCGTCGCCCTTGACAGCCAGCACCATAACGGGCTTGCCATCCAGGTTGGGGTTAGTGGAGCCGGGGTAGGCGGTCTCGCTCCAAGCGAAGGTCTGGACGAAGACGCTCTTGGTCTGGTCGAGGAAATACTCAGTCGGGAAGTCGAAAGAGAACGCGGCGGTGCCGGTCTGGTCGGCGCTGGTGTAGAGGGAGACGGTGTTGCCGTCAACCTTGCCGGACTTGAAGGCGGCGGCCGCTGCCTGCTGAACAGGGGTAAACGCGCTCTTTTTGACGAAGTCCTTCTTGATCTGGGCTGCGAGGTTCTGAATGGTTACTTTCGTGGTGATGTTCTTAGACGTTTTTATGTCCTCCTAAAAAATAATTTTTGTGTGTTGCCTGGGTGGCTCAGTTAAGTTCCATCCTCGTTGAAGATGTCTTCGACCGCCTGATTGACGTCGCTCTCGTCTACGAGGTCGTCGCTCGTCATAACGGTCTCTTTGGAAACGGTGAGCGCCTCATTCTTGTCGAAGGCAAGGCCGTCTCCGATGTGCACGGCGAGATTGCCTTCATCATCGAATTTGAGGCCCTGTCCGGCGCCTACGCTTCCGCCACTTCCACCTCCTTTGCTGAACAAAATGACGGTCGCCTGGATATTCGCTTCCGGGATGCGCTTGGAGAAAAATCTGACGTAGCCGTCATAGGTCTCGCATCCACTCACGACGCCCGCTTTATTCGCAATATCGAAGTAGCCGAGGTCACAGGCACCCATCGGAACGAGGTCGCCTTTCACTTCGCTTTCCACGACATCACACACATAGTCATAATCGGCATTCGGCTCTGCGGCTTCCTGCCATGCCTCCGGCGTGAGGGTTACGGTATAGGTGCCGTAATAACCGCCGCCGGGGCGCTTTGCGATTTCTCGCTTTACAATGTCCGTGACTTCTTCCTCGGTCACGAGCTCGCCTTCGTCAGCAAGCTCCTGCACCTTCTTCGCCACGGCTTCACTGATGGAGCCAGAATGTGCGTCTGGGTCTTCGTTGTGCTCCTTGATAAGCTGTTCTACGCGCTCGACCGTGGCAAGCGCCTCCGGGTCGATAGCAGCCGTGACGGTATCGACGTCGCCGACCGCCGTAATGATGTCAAACGTCGCCAGCTTTCCGACGATGCTGCTCGAGGGGCGAATCCACTCCGGTTCGTTTTCGAGAACGAGGTAGGTATAGGGCACCTCGCCTTTGTCGGGGTCTTCTGCGTAAAGCAAAAGGCCCGTTGCATAAAAGCCATTTTCGACGTCTGCGCTGTTGATTTGCACTGTGACCTGGCACTCGCCGGCCACAGGGTTCGTGTAACCGCTGATTTTTGCATCCATGACGTAACCGGCAGGCTCGGTCATGGTTTTCGGGGTCTGTCCCTCCTCGATGTAGCCTTTGCCGACCGCAACGCGGGTGTAGTGCATCTTGCAGCGGCCGGCGAGCACCTTGGCAATAAGTTCGATTCCCGGAAAACTGCCATAGCTGCCGTCTTCAAATTTCGCCATAGGTCGTTCCTCCTTTTAGTCAATTCTCTTGGACTTGATGTGCGTGTGGTACATGGCCCCGCCTGCGGCGCTCTGACGCGCCGTAAGAGGCCTCTCCGTGTCCGGGGGTAATCCGGGTAGGGTAGGCTCCAGGAAGCCGCTGTGCGCCACGAAAACGGGCGCCGCAAAGGTTTTATCTTCGCTGACCGGAAGCGGTGTAAGCTCGGGCCGTAAAAAGCTGCCGTATTTCACATCGACGGGGTAGTCATAGGCTCTGTCTTGCCCTACGGGAAGCAGCAAAAAAGCGGCGCCTACTGCGCCGCCGTGGGAAATATGAAGGTCGCTGCGATAGGTTCGGTAGGTTCGGAGATAAAGCCGCAGGCCGACGCCGGCGACGAGGATGCGCTTGATCGCGTAAGCAATCTGCTCAATGAGGTCAAGCCGCTCTTGGCTCAATAGGCTTTGGTCTACATAGAGGGCCTTCTTCGCGGGAAAAACGTCCTCAAGAAGAATGTCGGAAAAGTCAACGCCAAGCAGCTCGCCGGCTGCTCGAATTACGGTATCGTCGTCGCCTCCGGAGAGCTGGGCTATCATTTTCACGCGGATAAGGATGCGATAGAGCCCGTCGGAGGCTGCCCCACGTTCGACGCCGAAATTCGCGCCGTAGCGGTCGAGGACAGCGCCTTCGGCGTTGTCGATGTTATCCCAAAGCCTCACGAGCTCCGCGTTCTCCCGTATGATTTCAAGCCCTGTGGCAAACAGAGAGAAGACCTTGCCGATATTGGTCTCGAGCGGCTGGTTATGCCTGAAGTTTTGAAGGTCGCGCCGGGTGTATGCGCTCGTGAGCATTTCGAGCATCTTCTCAAGGTATCCGTAGCTCATTCGATGCTCACCGCCCCTTCTTCGGTGACAACCTTGCTGCGGCTATCGACCTTGATGTTCTCTTGCTGCAGGTCGTCCGGGCTCGTGCCGATATAGATGTCGAAGTCAAGGACGCCAGGCACGGTGTAGAGCCTTGCGGGGAGCTGCTGGTGGTAAAGTGTTTCGCCGATGCTCACGCCGCCGCTCTCGTCGTCACCGATATAGTCGGTGATGGCGGCCTTGAGCCGGTCGGCACCGTCCCTGGGGAAATTCGCATTTGTAACGAGGTTCGTGATCTTGACATAGACCTTTACCGGCGTCGGGCGGTTGAAGTGGATGTCTTTTGTGTTGCCGCTCGCGGTGATAACCTGGACGACCTTCTGGCCGAACGTCTGGATGCCGGCGCCCAAGCGCCGGTAAATCACGCGAGAAATATCTTCGTCGAGGCCGCCATAGACGACCGCCTCGATGCTGTGAGGCGGAAGCCCGTGCTCATCGGTGTCGTCGGTGTCGTTCTCGAAGACTTTGGCTTCCATGATGCCCTCAACCTCTTGCAACAGCGCCGCTCTAATGGAATCTGCGTTCACGCCGCCAGCGAAGTCCACGGAAGCATAGTAGCGGTCGCGGAACTCGTCGTCGGTCTCTCGCTCGCGGCCGCCGGTGAAGGCTGCTGCGTTCGTGACGCCGGTGATACCGGCGATGGCGCCCGGGTTGGTGATGGTCGTAACGGTTCCGGCCTCTACGTTGCCTTCGGGCCCTGTGTTCGTGCACCTGGCCGGAACTAAGGCTGTTCCGTCTGCCTTAATCTCTGTTTCAGCCACGGCAAAGAACTGGATGCTGGCTGCCGTCTCGGCGAGCCAGCCTTCGGGGATGATCGTCCCAGGAGGGCCCGTAACGGTCAAATAGCCGGTGGCCTTCTGCGCCGAAAGGACGCGCAGACCGATGGCGCGGCCGAGGTTCAATAGGGATGCGCCAACCGCAGTATCAACGAAGCGGCTGTTATAAACGTCCTCCAACACCGAAAACAGGATGTTGAGCATCCAAGCATAGATGCGAAGGAATAGGCCGAGAGGGCTCCGCACTGTGAGGTTGGCGGTTGCGCCCCAAAGCTCTCGGGCCTTATACTCCAGCGCGTCAAGCAGCTCGGTATATGTCGGCCTGCGGAAGCCGATGGAGGTTAAGCCCCATCCGTAATCATTCACTTGCTGTCACCTCCATTCTGACGGTAGAACCGTCGTAAAGTGTACCTGTGAACTCTGCGCCCAAGCTGCGTCCGGTGATTTCCGGCGTAAGCTCGTCGATCTCCTTCACATAGGGCTCTTGGAAGATAGAGGCCCGCAACACGTCGTCGGCTTCGTCCTGGGCTTCGCTGATTGGTCTTCCCATAACTCGCTGCCATTCTGTGCCGTGCCCCGTATTCAGCGGAAATTCGCCCTTCCAAGTGAGCAAATTGTTTCGGATATTCTGCGCGATGGCGTTGCCGTCTTCTACGACCTCCATGATGCCATCAGCGTCAAAACATAGGTCTCTGGTCTCGGGGTCGAGCTTTAATGCTGATATTTTAGCCATGTTGGTCTCCTTACTGCGGGCCGCCGGTGGTTCCGCCGCTGTCGCCCGGGTGGGTGTGCGTCGTCATTTCGACGCCGCCGGCGGCGAGCTTGCCATCGACAGTAACATCACCTTTGATTTGGATGCCGCCGGCCGTAACGGCAATATATACGCTTCCGGTGTCCGTTCCCAACACAAGGGCGCTTTCGGGGAGCCCCATCACGGGCTTGCTCGCGGGAACGAAGGCGCCAATGAATATTGCATCCTCCTCCGCATGGTTCCGCTCCGTGTTCGGCTGGCACTCCTGCCCGGCTTCGGCGATGCGGTCAATATCGTGGTCTGCGTAAAGCAGGATGCCAACGTCTCCGGCCGCGTACCACGGTCGGCAAACAAAGCCGCCGCCGCGAATGAGGGCCACAGGGACGCCGAGCACCTGGGGCGGCGTTCTATAAACGCCTGCATCAAGCGCCTTTGATAGCGGCTGCACATCAACGGTCATTTTCGTAGGGTCGAACTTTTCCACGCGGCAAAGAGAAGCCACATGGAGCCCTTGCTCCATCTGCTTCCGCTCTTGTAGCTCGACGGCAAATTGGTTTCTGTTCATGCCGGCTTCACCTCTATCTCGGTTATCCAGTCTCCGCTCGGGCTGCCGCTATGCTTTCCGCCCTTTATGAGATAATTCCCTTTAAGGCTGTTGCTGGTGATCTTCACGACGTCTGCGGGGCCGAGGTGGTAGTTGAGCAGGCAGCGCCGCCGGTATGTCGGCTCCTGCTCCTCGCCGTTATCAATGGTGGTCTGGTTCGTGGTCGTCTCTGTGTCTTCCGTCTCCTCCGTGGAGCGAAGGAGGCCGGTAGATTGCGAGAGGTGGAAGCCCATATTGAGCCCCTTCGTCGGGTCGCTGATTGTGATAATGCCGTTCCGTATCAGGAAGCGGCTCTTGCAGTCCAGCGTGACGATCTCGCTGATGGCGTCTTTGACCTTTCCTTTGCAGACCTTCCCTCGGGGATAGACCTTGTCTTCAACGAGCTCCATTTGCCCGACCTCAAGGCCGAACATCGTGAGAAGGTCATTCAGCACGGCGCTTGCCTTGATGCCGGCCACATAGGTTTTGTTGACCTCTTTTGAGAGCCATTCGTCCAGGGCCTCCACGGCCTCGATGGTGGTTATCCAGTCCGTTGCCTGCTTTTTCGAGCTGGCCCGTGATACCTTCCCGACGAAAATCGTTCCGACGTCGCCTTCATATCCAGCGTTCAGAATGACGACCATTCCTTTCTTGATGCTGGCCCGGGTGCTCTGCGAAAGGTTGTAGGCCGCGACGGTAGCCGTTCCGAGTTCTTCGCTGTCCTGGAACGGCACGTCGAATGTGAAGAAAAGGCTCGAAAGGTCGTAACGCTTCGGCCCGAGCTGGAGGCTCGCTGCGCGTTTCCAGAAATTCATGCCGTCACCCTTTCGTATAGATAGAGCTTTACTTGCTTCCCGAAGTTTTCCCAGGTGACTTCATGGATGTTGTCTCCGGTGAGGCAAATCGGAATGATAACCGGAATGGGGAAGCGTTCGTCTTCGACGCTGTTGAAAAGCGGACGCCCGTATCTGACAATATCGCCGTAAACAAGAAGCTCGCCGGTCGCGGTAATGGAGAGGTCGGCGGTGAAAAATCCGCCGACCTCGTTGTACTTGATGCAGAACGTATAGGTTTTGTCCTGGAGCTTTACCGAAAAATTGTACGGCACCTTCCTGGTGTCGATTTCGATGTAGTTGACCTCATTCCCGAGGTCAATCAATTTCAGACCTTCCATACCGTTCTCCTTTACGCTGCGGAGAAGGCGGCGGCGTTTCGAGCATTCGGGCCGCTGCTGCTGGCAGGCTTGTTCTGGTAGCTCTTGACGTATGCGGAGTATGCGCTGCTGGAAATTGTTTCGCCGACCGTGCTTTTCAGCCCTTCGGCGCCGGTCGCCTTCGTCTGATTTGTGCTGCTGGCGCTGGTGCTTGCGCCTGCGTCCTGGGCGCTCATAAGCTGTTCGCCCATTTCGACGTAATCCGAGGAGGCCAGATTGACGACCTGAAGCTGCATAGTGAACTTCGCACCGTTCGCGTTCTTCGCGTCGGTGGTCGTACTCAGCGACGTAATGACGCAGTTAGAAATGCGGTTCCGGCCGGTGTAGGTCAAGATGTCTTTCTGGTTCCACATACGGCGCATGAGCGCCGCTTGCCCGTCGCCATTGATGGTAACGCCGGTGATGGTGAATTTGATGGGGTCATTGACGACATGATCGTTGATGTCGCTGCCTTGCTCAACGGGGTTCGACGTCACTTTGCTGGTGCGCTGGACGCTTTCGTTTATGACGACGCCCGTTGTGCGAGCATCAAGCCGAACCGTGCCGCAGCTCCCCGAAAGGGTATATGCCATGTTGTCGTCCTCCTATCGTGCGAAGCCGCCTTGCATAGCGCGGTGGTGGTATTCCTGCTCCTTCTTCTCCTCCCAAAACTGTTCCATCAGTTCGCGCACCTTGTCGGCGATACTCTCTGCCGCGTCCGGCGCTGCTGTCTCTCCGGTCAGCGTAATGCTGATTTGAGGAGAAAATGTACTATGGTCTTGGAAAGAGGCGCTTTCGCTGCTGGTGGAATTGTTGATGATTTGGTCTGTCTTATCGGCCGGGATAATTGCGGTGCCCTGAGGCAGGAAGGCAAGCTCGCCGCCCTCCTCGTTCATGCGCGTCCAGCCGCCGGCGAAGCTTGGTGTACCGTCTGCGTTCCCGGGAATATTTACGCCGGTAACGCTGATGTTCGCATTGCTGACGCTCTGCGCTGCGGTGGCAATTCGCGTAAAGGCAGCGCAAATCTTGGTGGCGCCGTCTTCTGCAGCGGTTGTCATGCGTGTCCATGCGTCTTCTGCGTCAAGCGTCATTCTCGCGTAGGCGGTCTCAGCGTCGTCGGCCATCGCGGTGTAATTCTCGTTGCCGATTTCTCTGGCGGCGGTTGCAGCTTCCGTCATGGCGTTCTGTGCGTCCTGGGAGGCCGCAGAAACGCTCGCAGAGTATTCCGAGGTATCTATTGCCAAGGAAGTCTCCGTGCCTGCTGCGTCGTCGAGGCCGCTCACAGCGCCGGTCAAATCATCTACGGCGTCGCTGCTGTCTTTTGCTCCGCCGAAAATACCGGCAAAGAAATTCGCCACCTTGCTCACGCCGTTGGCGAAGAAGCCGATTAGATCGCTAACCCAGCCGACGACAGTGCCGAGCACGTCGGCGACGATTTCCAAGAGTGGGGAAAGTGCCTCGATGATAGGAAGCACCACGCCGGAAAGAACGGTCGAAAGGGCGCCAATAAGGGTCTGCGCCGTAGGCAGAATTGCGGAAATGAGATTTGAGCCGATGTCGATGATGGGCCCGAGGGCGTCTGCGAGTACGCCGATGATCTCGCAAAGGGGCGGCATCACGGCGCCGGCCAGCTCGCCGACGATGGAGCCGACAGCGGAAAAGGCTTGCCCGAGGACGGGGAGAATTTGACCGGAGACCTGTTCTATAACCGGCATGAGCGGCTGAATGACATCCTGGTTTAGAACATTGAAAATCTCAATGAGCGGTGGGAGCGCGTAGCTTACGAGCTGACTGATAATATCAGCCAACGGCGGCAAAATCGTTCCGGCGAGGTCTCCGAAGATTTGTAGCAACGGGCCTGCTGCGCTTGCGACGGTGCCGAGCACGGTCGTAAGCGCCGGGATAAGGTTTTGACCGAGCTCTACCAAAACGGGGGCGACGCCGGCCAGCCCGTCCGCGAGGACATCAACAAATGACAGGAGCATCGGCTCCAGGGTGGGCCAGCTATCGACCACGGAATCTACGACGGTTTCAACCGCCGGCGCGAACTTGCTGCCTGCGGTAGACAAGAAATCATTGAAGATGCCCTTGAGAGACTTCGTAGAATTGACGAGGCCATCCGTCTGCGTGATCGCGGCCTCTTGTATAGCCTCGCTCTGCATCAGAATAGCGTTTAGTCTCACCTGGGCGGCCGCTGCGTCGTCGAGGCTGTCAATATTCTCTCCAAGCCCCAGCGCCGCTGCGCTCTGCTTTAATGCAGTTTCATCAAGCATTATGCCGTACTCTGTAAGTGCGGCCGTGTCGCCTCCAATGGCGCTTTGAATTACGGATAGCGCTTCGGCGTCCTCCATGTTGAAGGCATTACCGAAGTCGTATGCGAGGGATGTGGTGATTTCAGAAAGGTCTTGCGCCGCTTCCGAGGTTATCCCGAGATTTTTATACATGGCCTGGTTCGAGACCATGAAACTCTTTACCTCGTCTTCGCTGCGGTGTACGGCGTCTGAGTAGTTTTCCACCCATTCGGCGGCATCCGAGGTAAAGAGCGCGTCGAACTTCTTTGCGGTATTTTCTCCTGCCGCAAAGGCGTTGAGCGCGGCCTCTCCAAACTTCACAAGCAGCTCGGTCGCTTTTTTGATAGCCTCAAAACCGACGAACTTCTTGATAACAGAGCCGAGGGCTTCGGAGACCTTATTGCCGGCCTCCTCGCCGGCGTCGCCCATGTCCTCTAAATCCTGCTCCGCGTCGTTTGCTTCGTCCCCGGTCTCTTGTTCGCCCTTCTTTGCCTTCCGAAGGGCTTCCACGAGGTTGTTGCGAATGGTCTTAATCGGATGCCGGAAGGCGGTGCCGATTTTCTTCGCTCCGGTCTCGAACGCCTTTGCAAAGCCTTTTACTTTGTTTGTGGAAAAGTCGATTGCACCAGTAATTCCGGTGCCGAAGCTCTTGGCGATGCTCTTTCCTGCCTCAAGGCCGTCGGCCATTGTCTGCTTGAATGCGTCGCCAAGGCTTTCCGCCTCCTGGGCGGTTTTCCTGATTTGTGCCCGGAAGGCATCGGCATCATCGCCGGCGTCGTCCAGGCCGTTGCCGAACTGTCGCGTTGTCTTCTCCGCTGCGCTGGTTGCGTTGCCGACGTTTTGCGCGGCTGCTGCGGCGTCGTCTGCTGCATCGGAGAAGGCGGCGGCGCCGTTCCGGGCGGCTGTGCAGGCGGAAACTGTTCCGGCACCAAACTTCTGTGCGCCCATTTCGACGGCCCCGAGCTTTTGCTCCAGCTCGTCAACCTTTTGGGTTAGCTGTTCTATCGAGCTATCGGCGTCGCTGGTCTCAAATCCTACGCCATATTGAAGCTCTCTTGCATCGCCCACCTGTGTCACCTCCTTGGGAAAAGAAGTAGCCCCCGGAAAAACCGGGAGCTACTGTCTGCTTTTCGCTTTCTCCCGCGCCTCCGGGAGCCATTTTTCCATATACAAGAGCTTGGCTTCGACCGCCTCGCGGTACTCAGCCAAGTCCATGCCTTTGAGCTCAGAATAGGTAATTCCGTTGCCAGAATAGACCATGCTCCAAAACTCTCTCTTTGCGACGGCTCGCCGGTGCGCTTCGGCTATGGATTGTTCAACTGCGAAGAAACTGCTCGATGGCGCCGATAAGCTGCTCCGGCGTCTTGAGGTCTTCCTTCTCGTCGAAGTATTCCATGCCCTGGGCCTTCACCTCGGGAGGGGAAATGACGCAGTTTTTGAACATACCGTCCATGTACTTCGCGCTCTTGCGCTTGCCGCTGCCGGTGTTCCCGCACTCGTCATTGAAGTCGTAATACCAGGACGGGGAAACGCTCTGGAGCTCGAACTCCTGCCCGTTGACGGTCACTTTCTTTGTCTTAGCCATATACTTTCGATAGCCCCTTTCAGATAGACTTTTTGGCCGCTGCGGCCAGTTTTTCCGGTTCATCCCCCGGGCCCTTAACGGTAGTTAAGGGAGGGGATGAAAATGTTGATGGTTTCGCTGCCGACCTCTTTGGCCCGGTTCAGATCGGGCGGCTTGAGGATGCGGCATTCGTCTTCGGCGACATTGACCGCGCCAACGTCGTTGGCATCACGAATCATCAGGGAAATGGGGGTTCTCTTGATTGCCAGCCTGCGGAGATAGGGCAAAGAGGAGGACGTCCCCATCAGAGTGAGGGCGCAGTTTCCGCTTTCGTTGGCGTTTTCGCTATATGCTACATCGCCCTTGACGCCGACCTGGGTGGTAACGATGTCTTCATTTCTGGTGACAGAAATGACGCTGTCGGGGCCGAAGTTGGTGATTTCCTTGCCATTGATGATTACGCTGACCTTTTTGGGGTCGTAGCTGGCAATTTCAATTCCGTTCGCCATTGTCTATTAACCTCCTTCTCAGTTGTTGAGTGTCACGCTGAGGGTACCGCGCACCTTGGTGCTGTGGACAGCGCCTTCGAGCTGGGCTTCCCATTCAATATCCGGCATGACGCGGTTGCGGGCCTGCTCGTCGGTGGCGTCCTTCCGCTTGGGAACGGTGACGGTATAAACACCGACGCCATCCTCGGGGTCTTTTGCGATAATGTGGAGGTCTACGGCCCTGTTCAGCGCGGAGAACACGCCGCTTGCCACAATGGAAAATCCGGCGTCCGTGTAGCCGATTTTCGGGTTCTGCAGGAAAATGGTATAAAGGTTCTCACGCATCTGGTAGGTGATGTAGTCGGCGCCGAGCACATTGTCGATGAAGTTGCCGTCACCACAAATGCCGTTCTTCATGTATTCGTGCTTATACTCAGCCGTCATAAAGTTGACGCGATTTTCCTCCAGCGTATCGCGCTCGCTGTCTCTCAGGTATGCGACGCTGATGCCGTCGGGGACTTTCCACTTCCAGGTTACGCTCTCCGGCCAGAACGGGCCGACAGAGCCCACCCAGGCGGCGTCCGCCCATTCGCTGGGGTCGTCGGTGTAGATCACGGCGCTACGGCCGTAGTTGTTGACATACTCCTTGTTCGTGACCTGGCCGAAGTAGAACTTTCGGTGATCTTCAACGCCGGCGCCGAGGGCGGCCTCTGTGGGCTCGGTGCCTTCCGTCCATTTGCAGAGGGCCGTAACGCAGTCTTCGTCGGTGACGTCGGTGAGGACGAAATAGAAGTCGTCGTCCGCGTCTCTGATCTCCTCCAGAGCCTTGACAAGGTTTTCTTCCTTCGTCACGTCGCCCGTGCCGATGGTAATGACAACATCGCATCCGCCGAGCTCAAGGCTCTCGAAGCAGTCTTCGTCTTTGTAGAGGCCGATGTCTGCCGTGTAGCCGGAAATGGCGGTGCGCGTGGTGCTGGTGAACACGACGGTCTTTTCCGCCGCTTCTGCGCGGAACTCTACGCCATCCTCGGTGAAGGTGACGCCATCGAACAGAGCAGCAAAAGCCGCTTCGTCAGCAGGAGCCGTGTCTCCGGTGGTGATTTTTACGACGGCCTTGCCGCCGATTTTGGCGTAATAGTCGGTATTTGCCGTCAGCTCTTCCGAAGTGGAGAGGCCGTCGAAGGCTGCCTTGATGGTGCTTGCCTTCCCGCCGACGTTCTGCGGGTTCTCGATGCCTACGATGCGTACCTTGCGGATAAGGGTATCAGCCAGGGTGTTGTCCTGGTTGAACAGTTTGGTCGCCATAGCGGCGACCTTCTTACCCTCAAAATCTGCGTTGATCTTTTCGAGATCGTTGTAGGTCTTCATCGGGGCTGCGCCCTCAGTGGACAGCAGGAGGATGTCGAGGCTTTCAGCCGGCTTTACCTTCGCGTCGATGGCGGTAAATACCTGGATGTCTTTGCTCATGTGCTTCACTCCTTTTCTGTGATAGGTGCCGTTTCAACGCTCGAAACGACACGAGTGTCTTGCCGGGTGTATCGGATGCGGACGTCGAAGCCCACCCGGCGGGCGGCCTCGTCGATGATAAGGGTGCTGCGGTTCTGCGCCTGGCCGATTTCAACGATGGTAATTCCAAGCATGAGGAAATCATCATATCCGACGTGCTGGAAGTAACCGATAGCCTTGTCGGCGAGGTCTTCTGCTTCGTCGCTGCCGTAGATGTAGGTTCCGTCGGCGTCGGTTCTGTTCTGGCTGCAAAACGTAAAAGAAAAGGTCGCAGAAGGCATTTCCATACGGGTTATCTCCGCGTTGCCTCCTTCGGCCTCTCGGGTGGTGTAGTCGCCCATGCCCCTGTCCGGGGCATACGGGGTGCTGACGCTATAAATGCCATACGGGAGCTGTGCCTCCGGCTGCACCTGATCTGCGAGAACAACGGGGCAGCCCATATAATTCCAAAGTCTTTCGACCAATGCGTTTCGGATTTCTCTGAACGTCATCTTGGATTGCTCGCTCCCTTCTTTTCGACCATATAGCGTTTCAAGGCGTGTACGGGGCCATGCGTGAGCTCCTGCTTGACGGTATAGAGCTGTCCGTCATATCCGTCTCGGAATTGAGCTCCGACGCGAAGCGTATGCCCGTTGGTGTAAACCTTCTGGGCGTTGATGGTGTAGGTGCCGGCGTCCATATACTTGAGGTCTTCGTTGTTCAGCGGCATAACGACGCCTTGAAAGGCTTCTTCCGAGGCCCCTCCGGGCACCCATTGTCCGCCGTTCTGCTTGTCGTAGTAGCCGCCGTCTTCGTGTACCTCAAACATTTCATGAAGCAGCCCACGCGGGAGCTTCGGCCCCTTCCAAGTCCTCATTGTGCGCCGCCTCCTTCCACGCGGTATGTGATGCTGTTGTAAAGGCGACCGGAATCGAAAAGGGGCTGATACTGCGTTGTTGTCCGCAGCGTCGTCGCCGATTTTGCGGGGGATAACTTCGTGTTGAAGTATTCCCGTGTCATTTCGACAGCCCACTTCCCAACGTAGTCGGCTGCCTCCTGCGCTGTCCAGCCTTTGCGAATGATTCCGTCAACGGCCTCTTTGCAGAGCTTTTCAAGCGTATCGCCGCCGTTGTCGAAGCTGGCCCGGATGAAGCTGCGCTCTGGTATTTCGACGCTCTCCACGAGCATATAAAGCCAGTCGTAGTTGTCCGGGTCATAGGATTTGCCCTTCGCCTCCGGCTTCTCCCTGACCAAGTATCCGTAGCCGGGGGAAATTGGAATAAACTCAAGGTCGGAAAAGCTGCGGGGGCTTCCGGCGTCCTTCGCCTCTGCGGTAAGCGGTATTGCGAGGTGCTTGACGTTCTTTGCGTGAATGGTGGCGCCGTATTCATGCACACCAGCAATCATAAGCAGGTCGCCTCCGGCGTCACCCATAATCCCTACATGGACGGTGAGACCGCGAAGTGCCGCTATTTCTCGCTTGATACGAGCCATTTCCGGGCGGAAGGTGTCTTTGAGGATTTTCAAATCTACCACCGCCTATACTTGGAGATAATCGTCTGCCAAGTCTCGCTTATATTCTTATCGAACGTCCAAGAAACGTCGGAAATGGAGAAGGCAGAAAGGCCGGCGGCATCATTCTCGATGATGGCTTCCTGCTGCGCGACCATGTTCCAAATAACTGCCTCAAGGTCAGCCGGGAGTGTGCTGGGGTGCTCCTCCGTTCCGTCTTTCGGCAGAACATATCCGGCGTCATATTTGACCTCAAGGTATCGCCTGGGGGCGATGTAGTCGCGGGAGAGGCCGCCAATGTGGCCCTGGTACGTCCAGCCGTCTTCACGATAGACGACGCCGATTTCTCCATCCTGGTCGAAATCGTAGCCGTTGATGATCTCGCCGGTCGTGAGGCTCTTGATTTGCTCGATACTGATGATGGGGTAATGCTCCAGTACGAGCCGCTGCGTTCCCGGGCCTGCGCACTTCTGGATGTAGGTGTGTAGCCCGAGCTTCCGGCCGAGCTGTGTTTCAAGCCATGCGGAAGCTGCATTGATAAGCTGAATGAGGGTGTTATCCCTGGCTTCGTCCACATCGTCTTCGGGAATGCCGATGAACGTCTTTACGGCCTCCAACGTCGTGAGCGCGTTGTCGTTAAGCTGAATCGCCATGTTCTTGCCTCCTGGGGAGCCCTGGGGAGGCATTTCGCCTCCCCCAGGGTCTCATTTATCGTCCTGGGCCTTGCGGCCCGTCTTGGGGCTTTTCTGGGGCTTCTCATGGCCGTCCTGCTTTTTCTGCTCGCCGGGTGCGTCCTGCTTCTTGTTCGAGCTGGGGCCGGGCGCCCGGGGCGGGGTGAACATTCTTGCCATAGCTGCGGCCCCCCTTAACCGCCGGTACCGCTGCTTGCCGGGGCGATGGCGGTGACCTGGTGCACGGGATAGTCGATAGCATCGCCGAGCGCCAGAGCGCCGGCCGTGCCGCCGGTGACGGTGATCTTGATGAACTCCTTGCAGCCCACCATGTCGATGTCCAGGTTGGCAACAGCGGCCGCCGGGGCTTCGTTCTTCACGATGGCCTCGCCGCTCTCGTTGACGGGGTTATCAACAAACAGGCGAGAATCGCCGACGGCCTCGAAGGTGCCGTCCTGGGTGTCGCAGTGTTCGACCTTCACGGTCGCCGTCGCGTTCTGCGCAACGGTGAGCGCCAGCACCGCGCTTTCGTAGCCGGTGCGCTGAACAACGCTGCCGCTCACGAGGGGCAGCACAGCGACGGTCTCAAAAAGTGCTCTTTTCATGCTCTGTGTTCCTCCTTCTTAGAATACCTTGACGTTCTTGACGTAGGCGAAGCTCTCGACATGGCGAACGCCGATGTCGTCGTACATCAGTGCGCGGGTGCCCGTGAGGTTTTCCTCGAAGGCGTTGTGCTGGATGCCGTCTTCGTCCGTCCAGGAGCCGTCCAGGGTGGTGTAGGTCTCCAGGCCCATCTGGTCGCCAATCATCAGGTCAGCCCAGTTGCCGAAGAAAATATCGGTGAGGCCGTCCTTGCTGGTGGGAATCTGGTTCGTGACCGCGTAATTCATGCCCAGGAATTTGCCCTGGTTCATTTCGTCACGGTACAGATAGTCGCCGGTCGCGGTCTTGAGGTTCATCAGGTAGCCTTCCATGAAGCTGTTGAAGCCCCAGCCGAGGGCAACGTCGTCTACGTTCTTGCTCATAAGCAGAGACTTGACGTAGACCGGGAAGTCTGCGGTGATGTGGCCGCTCGCATCGGCGAGCGAGGTGTTATTGAGGTTCTTCGCGTCGATGATCTCGATGCCGGCGGTGTTGGCAATGCCGGTGGGCTGGAACTCGCCTCCCTTGCCGTAAAGGCCGCCCCAATCGAGGCCGAGCTGCATACGGCGGGAGAGGTCGGCGGCGAACATTTCGTCCGCGCTGTACTTGGTGCTCATAATGAGCTCGCGGGTCTGGGGGACGATGGCCTCCAGGCGCTTCGCAGACAGACGCAGATTGCCGAAGCTGGGCTGCGTTGCCTTGATCTTGCGAGCCTCACCGCCCCAGGAGGCGCGGGTGCCGCTGGTCATGCGGGGGATGTTGATGTTGCCGGTCTCCATCGGAATCGTGCGGGCGCCCAGCTCCTTGATGATGGTCTTGGAGTAAAGCAGCTCGATTACGTCGTCCAGGTAGACCTCCGGGATAAGGAAGCCGCCGGCGGAAGGCGAGGTAGCGTTGAGGGCCTTGAACTCGCGGCTCATGCTCTCGTCGCCATACTTGCGCTTTGCGTAGAACGCAGCGCGTTCGGGGTCATTCCGGCCGAAGACGTCCAGGCACTTGATAGCGCGGGCAAGCTGCACCATAGGCGGCACCTTCTTTTCCTCGCGGTTAGTCTTGGTGGGGCCGGAAATGAACAGGTTCGCATACTTGCGCTCGGGAGCCGGCTGCGCGGCAGATTTTACCTGGCGGTTGCCGGCGTTCGCCTTGCGGCGTTTCACGGTGTCCTCGGGGTCGCCGTCGTCCTTGGTGTCGGGGTCTTCGTCGTCGTCCTTGGTATCCTCGTCGGCGTCGTCGCTCATGCCCTCGTCGGGGGCAAGCTCGGCGAGGAGCGCGGCGGCCTCCTGCACGATCTCCTCAGTGGTAACGCCGTTGTCTTCGCCGCCGGCCTCCACGTCGGCCTTGTGCTTCTCGCTGACGGCCTCGATGGCCTGCTCAATGACGCCCAGCACGTCGTTGGTGCTGATGCCGTCCAGAGGGGCGTCGGTGGCACCGTCGTCTTTGGTGCCGGACATGGCTTCCTTGACCGCGCTCTTGATAAGCTCTTTCAGCTCGTCGGTGCCCATCTTGGCAGAGCTGGCGGTCTTTCTGTTCTTGGGGTTAGGCATTTAAGTTGTCCTCCTATTCGGTATAATTTTGATGGTTTTCTGCTGCGTCGGGGCCAATTTGAAGTGGTGGCCCGTCTGCTTAGATTTTTGCGCTTCCGGGTTATCTGCGCCCTTGCCGTCGTCGTTGCGGGCCTCTGCGATTACCTTGTCGAGAAGTTTGGCGGCGGCCTTCATCGACGTGCTGGCTTCCGTGAGCGATTTGAGCCTCGCTGCGGAAATCTTGCGGCCGGCCTTGATGTCGGCTTCTACGTCGCGGGCTGCTGCCCTAATTCTCTCGGTAGCCTCGCTCTTGATGTCCGTAATAACAGCCTGGTCGTTCATGGCCCAGGTTACCACGCTGACCTCCCAGAGCTTGACTTCGCGGAGGTGGCGGATGCCTGCCTCGTCGTAGTCGAAGACTACGGGGTCGTAGCCGATGGAGAGCTCGCACAAAACTCCGTCTTTGATAAGCGTCCTGACGTCGCGGCCGAGGGTGGTGTCGCTGATTTTGGCTTTGAGGAACAGGCCGTTTGCATCTTCACGGAGCTCCAGAGGCTTACCGATGGGGAGCAGGCTCTCGTTATGCCCGGAAAGGATTTTCACCCTTCCAACGCCTTCGGCGATTGTCTTCGTGAAGGCGCCCGGCTCGATGATGTCGCCGCCGCTGTCGATGTTGGAGAATACTGCGCCGTAGCCGGAGAAGGTTCCTTCTTCCTCGTCGTAGTCCTCCAATGCGAACTCAATCGTTTTGAACTCAGTCCGCACACCTCTGTGCTGCACTCCCTTCGCAAGGGAACGCTCCCAGGCGCTTTTCCCCACGCGCTGGGAATAATAAGACGGCGACACCCGCAGATTTGATACTGCGAGTTTCGCCGTCATTGTGGGGTCGTCGTTGGTGACGTTGGCGCTTCCTGCCTTCGTCCCGTGCCGGAGCTCTGCATTCATTCCGGCAAGCAGATCGTCAACCGTGAACTTTTCCGCTGAAAAGTCAAGCCCTATGGCCTTCGCGGCTGCTTCTGCGTCTTTCTGCGTGAAAAACATACGCTCACGCCTCCTTCATCGGTTGTAGGTGACATAGCAGCGGCATTTGATGGTCTCCCTCGCGGGCCCCATCGGGTCACAAGGGTATCTAAGGCCGTTGCTAAAGGTTCCGTCGATGGGGACGGTCTCGCCGTCCATCGCAACGTGATTCGGGCCGCCGTCGCGCCCGTCGCGCGGGTTCTTCTGCGGCCGGTGGTGCCAGGTCTTTGTGACGGCACCGCTCGAGCGCATCATGTCATAATGGCCTGTTTCAAGCGTGGTGATTGTCTCTTGGTCGGCTATCAGCTTCGCGCGGCTCTTGGACTGTATCTCGTACTCCTGCAGGATCTCCGCGACCATCTGTTCGCGGCTGTTTCCGCTTTCAATGCCTTGGGCGACAATGCGGCCGATATTGTCCTTCGTCGTCTGGGTGACGTGCGTGACACGCTGGCCGCCTTGAATCTTGGCCGGAGAAATGAGCTCTGGCCGGTCAATGCCGCGAATTGCATACGCATCAGCGGCAAGCTTCGTGCCGGCGGCGTAGGTCTGCTTCCAGAGCGGTTTGAAAATCTCCTCCATAGCCTGCTTTTCCCCGGGCCAGTCAATCAGGCTGCCAATGAACTGTGAAACGAGGCTTTTTTGCCCTTCCTCACCAAGCGCGGCCCATGCGGCGGCGTCTGCTACATGGTCGCCTGTGATGTAGGGTTGAAGGACGTCCCAAACACTCCAATCGGCCTTTTCTTCGCCATTGAGGGCGTTGGTGAGCCGTTTCTCCTGCGCCCGGAAGTATTTTAGCGTAGCAATTTCAAACTTCGCTCTCTGGGCCTTCTGGGCCGCTTCGAGCATCTTTGCGATAGCGCCCGGCTGTGCCTTTTCTTCGTGCGTGTGGGCGTCACTCATGGTCTCTGATAACGGCACTGTGGAAGTCTCGTTTTCGTTCGGCTCGTCGTAGAGAAAGTCAATACCGTCCGGCTCTGCGGAGAGCATCGAAGTAATCTCCGTGGGGTCGTCTTCCTCGCTGATAAACAAATCAGATACGTTGATTTTGTAGACGTTTCCACCGTGCTTGCACGGGGGAACACCAAGCAGCTCGCGGGCCTCGTCTCGCATCAGGAGGCCGGCGTTCCAGCCGTCCAGCGCCTTCGCTTTGTCGAACTCCTGAGAGTGGGGGACAATATCATCGAAATGCCATACGAGGTCTGCACCGAAGAACGGCAAGAGCTGCGTGTTAATTGCCTCCTCGCGCTTCCCAAGGCGCGGCATTAGGACGTTTGAAGCGTAGATGTACTGCGCCGCGTCGCTGGTGGCGCGGTTGCTGTTCTCGGTAATACCCATGATCTCGCGGGGAACGCCAAAATGCTCAAGGACGGCATTTCGCAGGAACTCGCGCCCTTGCATCATGTCCATATCCTTCATGTTCTCTGCGAGCTTGGTGACGGTCACTTCTCCGTCAATGGTGGCGATGCCGTGACTGTTGAAAGGCCCCCGAAACTTCTCATTCCACTCCTCGCGGAACCGATCACGTTGATTTTTACTGCTGCCCGGCATGGCAATAAGGGTGGAAGGCGTCGCATCGTTGTAGAAAAACTTCTTTTGGAACTTCGCTGCATACTCGTCGGTCTCAATCTCGTCCGCCAGGGCCTCCGCGCTTCCGAGGCCGCGCTTATAGGGGTCGAGCGGATTGAGCTCCTTCATGTAGAAAACATCATCGACCGGAACTTGCAGGATGTTTCCGCTGGTGGTCTTCACTTCGTAATACGGATGCCCGATGTAAGGCGTCTCCTGCACCCAGCTCGTCGGCAGCGGCCAGATTTCGGCCGGTCGGCCCGCTGCGTCGAACTCATAGACGAAATAGCCTTCGCCCTTGAGCTCAAGGTAGATTTGGAGCAGGCGCCAACAGGCTGCGGCCGACATTTCATAAAGCGGGTTCGGCTTCGCCATGAAGTCTAAGAAGGGATGGCTTTCAATTTCCGTCTCCTCGCCGGTCTCGGGGTTTACACGGAACAGCTTGCCCGTGCAGGTGGAAAGGTCGGATGCAATTCGGTCTACCACTGCGAGGCGTGGATTTTTGCCGAACATATCGAACCATTCGCGCGTATTGTGCTCCGGCGGCGTGGTGTAACGCGGAAGCATTACGCTGACGTTCTGGCCGGTGTACTGTTGCGCTACGCTGCGCCGTCTTCCGAAAATCGCCATATCCGTCCACCTCCTTCTCTGTTGTAGTCCATAAAATTGCCTCCTATCCCAATTCCCAGGTGTAGCGCCTGGGTTCGTAAAGCGCAAGGGCAAGGGCGTCCGCCATATCAGGAGACGGGAGGCCGCGCTTCTTCATGGCCTCTTTCTTTTCAAGCTCGATTTGGCCCTTGCTGTTGACGACATACTTGCGGTTTGATAGCTGACTGATTTGCTGATCGTTTTCCCAAAGGGAAAGGCGCTGCTCATAAAGAGCAAGACGCACCGCGCCCCACATGAGGCCGGTGCTGTTTGCGTATTCGATAGGGTCGCCTTCGTCGCCGCTGACGGTTCCGCCCTCGCCGCCGAAATGGCATTCGTAAAGCTCAAAAACGAAGCGCGGCGCGTCTATTCCGTCGGCCTCTCTGGCCTGTTCAACGGCGTCGATGATGTCGTCCCTCTGCTCGTTTATGATGTCATAAACGCCAACGCCGAGGCCGTCGCAGTCGATTTTGAGGTGTATTTCTGCTGCTGGATAGTCACGGGCAAGCTGCTTGACCGTGATGATAACACGGCCGGCGAGCTCGGTCGTATTGTTGTGATGGTAGATGTCCGGCTCCGCCTGGGTGCTCTTGTCAAAAACAGGGCATACAACGCTGCTGTCGTCGCCGTAGCGAGCAACGTCCACGCCGATGTCGATGCGGTTCGGGCTTTCTGGGGCCGTGTGGGCTGCGCTGGCCCTCTCGCACCACTCCATCGGTATGAAGCTGTCGGGCAGGCTCTTGGGGAAGTCTCCGGCCACGCGGACGCGAAATACGTCGCTGTCCTCGCCGAACATTTCAGTGATCGTGCGGATGAAGGCATCGTCAACGCGGCTGCTCTCGCGGCCGTCGATATGGAGGGTGTTGTACTGTGCTCTGTTTTTGTGGTGGCTGTCAAAGAAAAAGCCGGTGAGCCGCGTCGGGTTCCCGGCCATGAATAGCCGGGAGCCTTCCGTAGAAAGAGCGCCGAGGATAGGCTCAAATACCTTATCCTCGACGCCGCTCGCCTCGTCTATGATGTAAAGAACGTGCTCCGCGTGGAAGCCTTGAAGGGCGTCCGGTTTACTCGCGGTTCTGGCTACCGCGAACCATTCTTCCCGGTAGCCTTTCATAAAGACCTTTTCCTGCGTCCATAGAATGTCATTCTCCAAAACGGGGTTGTTTCTCAACCACTTGGAGACTTCGGCCCAAAGAATGTCGTATAGCTGATGCTTCGTAGGCGCCGTACACGGAATCTTCGGGTACGGCCTGGTGGAAAGGAACCAGATAATGAGCCAGCTTTCTACAGCGCTCTTTCCGACGCCGTGACCGCTGCGGACGCTGGTGAGTGGATTGTCGGCTACGCTTTGTAGCATATCCTTCTGTCGCGCGTCCGGCTTTGCTCTGATGATGTCTTCTACGAACTCGACCGGATGGGTGGAATAGTAGAGGATTGCATCGGGGTTAAGGCTCATTCTGCTCCTTCCTTTTCCTCCAGGCTTCGTTGATGGCGTCGGCCAAAGTGCTCGGGCCCTCTGCGGCCGTCTTCTGCACCTCTGCGGATGTTACTTCGACCTCGGCCTCGCGGCCTGCACGTTCAATAGCGGTTGCTGCCTTGATGTAAGCGATAATATCCTTCGGGGCCATATCGCTCGGGTTCTGCCGGGCGAGCGCCTGGAGCGCGGCTTCCTGGAGCTGCATTGCGATTTTTACCTGTCTGGCGTTCATTTTCCGCAGCTCTGCGGAAGCTGTTCTTTTGGCTTCTCGTTGGAGCTCATTGTCGTACTCCAACACTCGCTCGTCCCAAGAGTAGGCAGCTTTCCAACGGCTGATTAGCTGTCTACTTTTTGACAACTTCTCGGAAACTGCCGAAACGCTACGTTGCGCCCCCAAATCACGGTAAGCGACAAACGCCTCATACGCCTTTTCAGTTTCGCCGGGCTGTCGCTCCCAAGGCCGTTCCGCGTCTCTCGTTTTCGGCATTTCCTCCCCTCATTTCATCGCTCGCCGCTGCTATGGTCTGCCGGCGGCCGGGATGTTCCGGGGCGCTGCTCCCACAATCCAGAACAGCGTGCTTCCAGGGTCGAGGCCGCTTTTTACGAACCACTGCATTGTCTTCGCTTCGTAATTTGGGTGGAGCGTGATGCCACCCCAAACAGCCGTCGCCGGCTTCTCGTATGCAAATCCTTCGGTATGAAACAAATCGTGGTAAATAAAATCCCTGTCGGCCCCGTGCTCTCTGAGCGTTCGATGTATGCTCTCGCGCCGGTCTGGCGCCGTCGCTACAAGATGAACATTTCTTACCTTCTTCCCATAGCGATTCAAGCCTATCATAACGCCGGATGCCGTGATGCCGCTTCCGCACGTCATAACGAGGTTTTCAATTTCATCAGGGATATTTTCTACCTGTGCTGCGACGGCCCCAAGGAGGACATCTGAGTGCCCGGAAAGGTTAATTCCGTACTGGACGATGAAGTCCTCGGGCCCTTTCAATTCCTTGGCCTTCGCGTATAGCACATTATGGCGGCCGCTCCTGGTAGCAAGCAAGACCGTCGCGCCGTATTTTAAGCATAGGCGCGGCATGGGGCTTTCCAGCAGCTTCGCGCGGCTGGTGCCTCCGTATAATATCTTGCATCGCTTTCCGAAGGCCAGCGCGGCCGCTGCCGTGATAGGGGCCTGCGGGCTGTGTATGCTGCAGCAGCTTATGACGCCGCTGATTTCGTCGTTCACGCTATCGAGGAGCATCATGCACTGTCGCATTTTCCCGCCGTTGACTTCTCCGGGGCCGAACGGCTCATAGAGATCGTCGCGCTTGAAAAGCAGGCCTCCTACGCTCTGCACTGGCGTCAGCTTATTCATGGCCGGCCTTCCCGAAAATCTTCCGGTAATAGTCCGCCTTCTGGGCAAGCTCATTTTGCATGATGCCGGCGAGGCTTTGCTTGGAGATTTTCTGTCCGCTTCCGGCCGTCTGATTGAGCGTCTTAAAGGCGTCGGCCGTTCCGACCTGCTTCATCCGCTCTGTCGGCTGCGGGTTCTTCCCGTTTATCATCATGCAGAGGTTGTAGGTGTTCGGCTTGAAGCCGTCCAGGCCCTCAATGCCGCAACAGGTCATGTCGTCGCCCATATTGCGTAGGCGGTTTTCACCAGAATAGAATACCAGACCGCAACGGTGGGCCTCTGCTTTAATCTGCTCGAAGTCTGCCCGCAGCAGCTCAATGGGATAAACGCAATCGCCGCCGACGCGCACGAGGCCCGGCTTCGCCTTTGCGAATTTCATCCCTTCCACAACAACGCCGTGGGCGCCTGCGGCCTTCACGCGGGGAAGGTTCTTCAAAACGTCTTGGAGAACTTCGTGCATGAATGGCTGGATGCGGACGATTGTGCGTTTCACTCTGGGCGAGATCGTCCGCAGCATTTCCAATCGTTCCTCGTAGCTCGGTGCGCCTTTTTCAAGCTGGTCGTACCGGCTGCATACCATGCTGATTTGAACGACGCAGTTACACTCCGCAAGGAGCTCAAGGTATTCCGGGCTCGCTGCGAGGCGGCCTTTCGTGCTTACCACGAGGGGGTATTTTGTCTCCGCGAGATACTTCAAGCACTCGAGGCTGTAACCGTATTTCTTTTCGACCGGCTGGAAAGGGTCACTCATGCCGCCCCAATGAATGGGGATATTCCAGTCGCACCACGCGGTTTCTCCGCTGCGCTTTCCCTGGACAAATGCCTTGAGGCTTTCAACCGTGTCGCCTTTCTTCACCGCTTCGAGTTGCCCGTTCTTTTTCTGCACGAAGCAGTACCGGCACCCGTGGCTGCATCCAACGTATGTATCGAAGCGAATGGGGAGATTGCATAGCACGATCTGGCTTCCGCATTTACACGCCATTGTTGTTGCCCTCCTCGAAAACGGTCTTGAGAATTACGGCCACAAGGCTGTCTTTCCCGTGGGTCTTGATATATGCCTCCAGGTCGTCGCGGTCGTGCTGGTCGAAGCGGAGGCTGAGATTGAAGGTCTTTTCAATCTGGGCGAGCTCTTGGTCTATCATGCCCTGGTCAATGAGCTGTTCCAGCTTCGCCTGCACCTCGTCGATTTCCGGCTGCGTAAAGCCGGTTTCCAGCGCCCGGTCTCCGAGGCTGTCGAAAACGGCGCCGAGCTTTTCCGTGTCCCATCTGCCGCCGATTTTGTTGAGCGCGATGTTGAGCTCCTTTTCCTTGATCTCGTCGAGGTCTACGACGCTGACATCGACCTCCTCATGTCCGAGGGCTGCTTCCACAGTGAGCCTCTGGTGGCCGCCGACCACGCGGTTCGTCCGTTCATTCCAGACGACGGGTTCGACCATTCCAAATTGCTCTAAGCTGCGCTTGAGGGTTTCGTACTCAGCGTCCCCGGGCTGGAGCTCCACGCGGGGGTTGTAGGTCGCTCGCTCCATATCGGCAATACGTTTTCTGATAATCTTCATCACACGAGCCCCTTTACTTTGTCCATGACGGCCTTCGCCAAGCCGACCTTCCCGTAGTCTTCGACGTAGCGGTTCACGCGCTGGTGCTGTTCTTCCGGCAGAGTGAAGGTAGCAACAAATGTGTCGCTTTCCTTTTTCCCGACGTCGGAAAAATCCTCTTTGAGGAGGTCTTCGATGTGACCGAAGTCCTCGCCCATGAGGCTGATTTCCAGCTCGGTAAATCCGGTGGCCTTCAAGTTGCCGCCGGCTGCCTTGATTTCGTCGATAAGGGCAACCAGCTTCGCTACGTCCCAAATGCCCTTGCTCTTATTCAGCAAGACGTTGAGGATTTTTTCATCCTCCGGGGAAAGGTTTACGACGCTGATGTCTTCTTCCTCGACGCCTCGGGCAAGAAGAACATTCCGGCGTTGGTGGCCGCCGACGATGTTGCCGGTGCGCTCGTTCCATACAATCGGCTCTACATAGCCGAAGCTGTCGATGCTTTCGTCAAGGGCTTCCCATTCCTGGTCGCCCGGTTTCAGTTCCACCCGGGGGTTGTATTCCGCCGGGGTCAGCTCGGAGAGCTTCATTTTACGTATTTCCACAGGTTACTCCTTTCTGGCATAAAAAGCGCCCGCTACATTCTCTGTAACGGGCGCTTTTGCTCTGCGCAATTTTTCATGGTAATAATGCTACCACGAAAAAATCTCAAAAGCAAATTGCAAAAATGCACCGTCTTTTTGCACGATGTTACCGGACGGCTCGGGCCCCATAAAGCATAATCGCTATACGCTGCACCAGGCGCTTCCGGTTCCGCCAGACCGTCGATGTGTCGCACCCAAGGGTCTGGCCGATGGTCTCGTCGTCCGTCTCCTCAAAATACCGGCCGGTGACGCAGTATTCGTACCTGTCGCCTTGTATGGTGGCGATGGCACGTTCTACGGCGTTGATTTCTTCTTCATCAGCGGCAATGGTGGCTTCCATGTCCTGCTTGATCGCGGAGAAGATTTCGTCCGGGGTGAGGGCGACGCCGTTTTTCTGGAACCTGACGATGCTTTTCGATTTCTGGCGCGGCCCGTAGGTCAAAAGCTCCTGGTAGAGCTCGCGGTCGTCCTCGCATTTCTGCTTCAAATAGGGCAGCGCATAGAGGCGCTTCTCCGTGGCCTTGTATGCGTCCTTCGGGGCCTGCTGTGCTGCGCGGACGGCTGCGTTCACGCTCTTTTTTATGATTTCCTCGATGCTGGGCTTCTTTTCTGCCACGGGGCTTCACCTCCTGCGGTTTCTGATAAAGGGACAATGTACTCCAAGCCAGATAGGGGGCTGCGCGTTTCCTATGACGCTGAACCACAGCCGGCCGGTAAAGAGCAGCTTGACGCGCTCCCAGAACGTGAGCCGCCAGCAAGAAATTACCTGTCCCTCTCCTCGGAAGGCAGGCAGCGGGTCGCAACGCTCCTCCATGCCCTCCGGCGGGTTGAATATGATATTCTGTTCCGGGAACGACGTCGGTGTCATGCTGCCGCCCTCCCTTACTTGTGCTGGGCTTCCATCAGCTCGGAGAGCCTGTCCCGTGCGCGGGTCAGGACGTCAATCTGATGGCGGGCCCGTTTCTGTGCTGCGGGGATTAAGCCCTTGCCGCCGGGCAGAACGCGGCCAACGATGCCGCTGGTGGTGGTGTCCATGTTCGCAGTCTTGTCGGCCTCGTTGATAAGGCTCTGTAAATCTGCAAGAAGCTGAACATCGGTTTTGAAATTACTCATGCCTTCCTCCTCAATCTGCTTCGTTGATGTTGACTGCGATGCACTCTGTCCAGCCGAGACCTCGATACTTCTCGAGCCATTCCTCGTCGGTGTTGTGCTCCTCGCACCAGTCCCAGCCCACAACCTCGGTGAGCGTATTCTCGACCTCGCCCATGTCGCTGTCGTCGAAAAAGAAGATGTGTTCTTCGCCGCAAATGTATTTCGTCACTTCTGCGGCGCCCCACGAGCCCTTCCAGCGAGCGCAGCTATCGTCACCGACGATTTCGCTCGCCACCATCGGAATGACCGGGAGTGTCGGGTTCTGCTCGATAAGCGCAAGCAGCTCTTTAATTTTCTGCGTCTGGTAATCCATGTTTCCCTCCTATGCCTTCCAGAAAAAGCAGTACACCCGGGCCGCCGAAGCGGACGCGGAAGGTCTCTACTTCCTGGGGTGTTATGTATTTGTGGCCGAAACGGCCCTTCATGTTCTGCCAAACATTCCAGGGCACCCGAAAAAAGTCCATCGGGCCGAAGGAACAGAGGACGAAGGCGATACCTCCGAGGGCCGCGCATCGCTGCAGGCGCTCCGCCTGGTCTTCGGTAACACGGCTCTGCTCCATTCTTCCGGTGTCTGTGTGCTTGGCCTCGAAGTTGATGGCGCGGCCGCCGGCGAGGAGACCCTTGTAGTCCGCCTGTGCCGCCTTCGTGTAGACCGCGAGAAACTTTCCACCGCCCATGTCCTTGATAGGGCGCATGGGCTCCGGCGTCTTCTCAATGTCTGCGGCACCTTTTACGCGGTAATAATTGCATCCGGCGTCTATGATCTCCTCAAAATGCAGCCCGTTGGCCCGGCTTATCGAGCCTTGATACTGGCGCCTGGCAGCGTCGCGGCTCTGGCTGTTCTGCCACATAGGCATCCCTCCTAAAAACCTTATTTTATTGGCTCAATATTTGTAGTTTCATGTGAAACTTCAACATTTCCACAACATTTTGCACACTTTATGACGACGAGGCGCCGCCGGCGCCGCTGCGCAATAAGTTCTTCTTGCGCGAGGTACTTCTTCGGAAAACGCTGGCGGATGCACTCAGTCCTATAATTGCTTCTCTTGCGGTAATCCCCGTCAAAGCCTCGGCACTCGTCGCAGAAATAGCAGATGTCTTCGACGTTCTCTACCTCGCCTGGCGTTAAATACCAGCTTTCCAGCTCGCAGTTATAGAGGCAGTGATTGCATTTGCATCCGTAGCAGTTCATAGCGTACTGCTCACGGGCGGTGTGCAATACTTGTCGATGGTGTCTTTCATGGCTCCAGCGATAACCTCGGCCATGATGCGGGCGGTATTGCTCTCGCTGGCTTTTGCGGCCTCCTGGATGGCTGCGGGGATTTCTTCTGGCTCGTGGCCGGCGTCCTCGTATGCGGCGAGCTTTTCATACATAGCCAGTTCCCAGCATTCCCCGCTGTTCTTTTTGCAGATAGGCAAGTCTGCCATGTAGCAGAGGGAACAAGGCGTGAGCTCTTTCCCATCTGGGCCCTTTTGCCTGGTCAGTCGTTCCATATCAGCCTCCGCCTGCCTCGGTGAGGAAGCCCATTTCATAGGCCATCTGCCGGATTTTTCGGATGGTCGCATCGCTGATGCGGTTGCCGCTGTCCGTTCTGACGGCAAGGCTGTCAACAAAATGCCTGATTGCGTCCTCGGTCTTCTTGGGCGCCGCTGCGGCGGCTGCGGCCTTCTGCTCTAAGCCGTCGATGTATGAGCAAATCTGAGCATCGGTCATTTTCCGGATGCGCGTCGCGCGGTCGTGCTGATCTCGCTCGTCGTCCGTTCTTCGGCAATTCCGTTTCATCGCTCTTTCACCTCCAAACTCTCAATGCAGTCCAGCGCCTCGCCCAAGGCGTCTTTGGCGGCCTGGATAGCGTCGGCGGCGAGCCGGTATTTTCTGTGCAGGCTGTCCAAAAGATACTGCTCGAAGCTCCCGTCTTCCACTTCAACAAGAAATGCTTTATGGCTGGGGCTATTCGTGCTGTTATACTTTTCGATTTGCTCCTTGAGGTATTCCAGCGTCCAGTCCTTCGGTACGTTGTGATGGCTCGTAATCTTGCCTTCCTGATTGCGGTAATAAACAAGCTGCATTTACTTTCCCTCCTTCCAGTATTCAACAAAATGAGTGTATGCGTTGCTGCTGCCGCGCTTCTCGCGGCCCCAGCGGACGGTGTAGCCGTTCTGTGCGAGAATTGCTACAAGCACCTTACGATCTTCCTCTTTGGCGCAGTCGATTTTGTGACGCTCATTCATGCTGCTGTCCTCCGTCCATCTTTGCGCCGCATTTGCCGCAGAAATTGTGCCAACGGGAGCAGAGAACAGCGCCGCATACCGGGCAATGGTCATACGGGATGTCCGCCTGTGCCATCTTTTTGCGGTAAAGATTAGAACCGTCTTTTGCAAATACTCCGATTTCTTCGTGGTATCCGGTCAGCATGACTGTGCGGATTTTTGTAACGGGCTTCCCGTGCTCTACCTTTGCAACGTCGGCGGCGGGCACTCGCTTGATAACGTCCATCGCCGCATAAGCGTAGTCGTTGTAGAGGGCTTTCAGCGCATCCTCGCGCCGGATATAATCAGCCATCATTTGCCCTCCTATTCCAGCCATGCGCGGTCTGGAAGCGCAGCGAGCAGTCGGTCGAAATGTCTCGTGCTGTCTTTCCATTCATAGAAGCCGTCTTCCTCCATCTCGTCGTAGGCTTTCTCAATCTCTTTGATCGTGTCCAGCAACGATGTGTTTTCGTCGCGCAGAATATCGAACGTCGCTTTGAGGTAGTCGTATTGCTGCCGCAGGTCGAAGAAGGAGAGCATGATGCCAAAGGCCCAGCCGATGCGGGAGAGCATTTCCGCTTTAGTCAGCCTACAAAGTCGTTTCCCGGCTTCCGTTTGTGCGAGCCCTTCTTCGTAGTTCGTGAGTGAAAAATAATCTTCCTCCTCGCCGTCATAGCCGACCAGATTATAGCGGTTCCCAACCAGGGCAACGGTTGCATCGTCGAAGTCTCTGTAAAAATCCTCGAAATTCTGTTCGTACAGTGCCGTCCGTAGTTCTTCTGCTTTGGCCGATAGATCCGCAAAGGCCATACGAAATTCCCACTCAGATTCTTCGTCACCATCCAGTGCGTTGAGAAGTGTCTCGTCACTGTCTGCCTGCTCGATGTAATACCGGACGTTGTCGCAGGCTTCATCAATAGTTTCGAGTTCCAACATGATTGATTGTGCGCCCATCGAAGCCAATGCCGGGCGCTTGTACCGAAGGGCTTTGGTCTGATCGCTCATGTTTTATCTCCTTCTTCTCGCTCAAAGCGTATTTTCATTTGGGCTGGGTACAAATCGACTTCCGGCCGGCGCTTGCCCGTCCAGCGCAGACCGCCGGCTTGACCGATACACTTCCAGCCGGCGGCTCGTAGGCTGGCGCCGTTTTCGCTCTCGAGAATGTAGGTAACTAAACGCTTATATCCCATAGCGCGGGAGGCTCTCCATGCAGCAGAATAGAGCATAGAGCAGGCGTTTCGTGTGCCGTCTGTGCAAAGGCGATTGACCTCCAGCGTCCAGCCATCGTCAAGGTGCCTGGCAACCGGCCGGCCTATAATAGCTACGCCAACAATCTTCTCGCCGTCGGAGCATCCTATCGAAAACTTGTGCCCCACCACGGGGCCATGGTGGCGGTGGTGCTGCTCGACATAGGCGTTCGCCTCTTTGAGTGTCATAGGGCAAATTTCAAGCATTTCCTACTCACACTCCCTTGCTTCGCCGTAACTGCAAAAATCGTATGGATATGCCGATGGCAAAATCCCGTGGTGGCGCGGATGTCCACAGTTGCCCGCTTCCGTCCGATGCTTGCAGTCCTTGCAGTGTGTTACGGGTTGCCAGCCTTTCACGTTCTCGATGTGCTGATTTAGGGTCTCCTCGAAGACCTGTGCATTATGTTCCGCGCACCGCAGAATCTCGATTATTTCGGCCTTCGTCATGCGGGAAAGTGTGCTGTCGGCCAGCGGCTTATACGGCATCCTGCTTCACCTCCTCATTCTTCGGCGCTTCCACCTTTTCTGTCTGGGCTTTCATGTTCTGGAGCATGGTCTTTATGAGCTCTGCAGCGTCCGCCAGCCGGTCGAGGTCTTTCGCTCCGCAACTCCATCGGGCCGTGAATGTGACGGTTGGGGTGCCAAAATTGGAATAGAAGAAGCAGGCGTCTACGCTATCGAGATACAAATAGCTGTTTTTTCTGGGGGTGTTCTTGCGGCCGCCGAACCAGGTCATAACTCGTTCGGCCATTGTGCTGGGAGGTGGCTCGCTGACGATATGGCCGTCCATACTGGATGCCCGCGCTGCGTCGTGCAGCATGACGATTTGTTGGTCTTTTGTGAAATTCATCAGCGGTGGCCCTCCTCCGGCCATACCATTCCTTCGGGGTGTTCACGAAGAAGGTTGTCCCCGTAGACCTTCTTGAGGTTATCTTTCATAAAAACAGGAACGCCGGCGCTCTGGGCGTCATTTACGATTGCCTGCACCCATTCCGGTCGCGGCTGGTGGAACTTGCTTCCCGGGCCTGTCATGGCTCCGATGATTACCCATCCCACCTTTTTCACCGCGTCGGCTCCAACTTCCTCAAAGGGCTTGAGCAGCGGCTCAATGCTGACATAGGTGTTGTGCTTTTCGCTCCACCAGAACGGTTCGTCTGGCCCCGTGACCGTCGAGCCATACCAGAAGTTATCTTCCTGGGGCAGTTTCCCGGCGGCCGCGAGCTCCTGGTATCGCTGCGGGTTCTTCGTGAGGAACAGATAGGTGTGCTGCGGCGCCTTCAAACACTCGGAAAACACCTCGTAAATCCACGCAGCCGGCACCCACGCGCCGAAAAGGTCTCCCATGCTGCTGACGAACACCCTGGAAGGGATGCGGCGCTTTGTGGGATAATCCATCGCATAGCCGTGGAAGGTCGGCGCAAATCCCTTGGGGTAGGGGGTGCTTCTGAGGTAATTTACATTCTCGTCGTAGAGCTTCGAGGGTTCGTCGATGATAAAGCATCCGGAGCCTTTCGGAAGGAACTCCAGCGGTTCCGGGAGTACCATTTCGCAGGCGTGGGGCTCAAATCTGGCGATGAAGCGTTTGGCATAGCAGTAGTCGCAGCCATGCAGGCAGCCTGTAACGGGGTTCCAGGTGTGCGTACACCAATCAATCTTGCTTTTGTGGAGGTTCATAGGTTATTTTCCTTTCTGCGTTCAAACGCTTTTTACAGACAGGATGCGGAGAATGAAGCAAGGCTTTCCGGGTTCGGCGCCCCAATCCGGCCGGCCTTCTCCGTGCTGGAGAACTGCCGTGATCTCCATTGTGTCGGCGTCCGTGTTATATCCGTTGCGAAGTCTCAGGGTGGACGCTTTCTGCCTTACGGGGTCGGCAAGGGCCTCCGGCGAAAGGTCAAACAGCTTCTCAAATCGGGAGCGGTAATAGGGGTTATCTTCGCGGTATTCCTCGCGCTTCTGCCCGCAGAGTATCATGTCATACCATTGGCGTTTTATCGGTAATGTCAGCATCGCGGCTGTCCTCCTGTTCTGTCTCCTGGTCTTCCGTCGGCCGGAGGCCGTCGGAGAAAAAACTATACTGATTCTGGGCTTCTTCCTCACGGTCGGCCTGCTCCCTCCGCACTTTGCGAAGGCAGCACGGGCCATAGCCGTCTCGGATGCCCTGGGAACTCGTAAGCAGGCCGCCGCAACGCTTGCAGCGCCGGGCCGGTATGGTAAAGACTTCGTTTTCGTTGTAGACCATTGGCTCGCCTCCGTTCCCTGGTCTCTTGGCGTTCATTATTTCCTGCCGGGCGCAGGCGGGCAGAACTTGACCGTTCTGCACTTAGGGCAGCAAACAAGCCCGGGGCATTCAATCTTTTCTGCGAAGCTGATGCTTCCGCAAGAACGTAACGGGCGCATGAGAGAAATCGTTTCAAGCTCCCCGGTATATCCGCACTCGCAGCGGAATGGATGCACGATCTCGCGGCCACAGTGGGCGCAGTAGTCGAGGCCGTTCTCGAAGGGTCCATCTGCTTCCAGCTCGACGATGTGGCCGCAGGCCTCGCACTGATAGACGTTGTGCTCCTCGTCGATACGCTTGTAATTACACTTTTCCATTTTTGCGTTCCTCCTTCGTTTTTTTGACCTGGCCGCAGCGTTCCGGGCCGTTCTGGCACGGGTTGCGGCACTCTTTTCGTTCCTGGCACTCCGCGCAGCAATAGCTTCCGCGCCGGCGGTCGCAGTTGAAAATACTACACATTGTCACGGCGCTACCTCCAGCACCTCACTCCAGCGGTTATAGGCGTCCATGACCTTCCGTGTGTAGTCCGTGGAATAGACGCTCTGGCTCCACAGCTTTTGGGCGCCGCCGGGCCCGCAGTTATAGGCCATAAGAGCGAGCCCGATGTCTCCGTAGGTCTCGATATAGCCACCAATCATGTAAATGCCGGCGCCGATGTTCCCGTCGTAGGTCGTAACGTCGAAGCCCTCTTTGAGGAGCCAGTCGTGATTGCACTTGTTGATTTGCATGAGGCCGTAGTCGCTAGTGCTGCTCACCGCGTCTGCGTCAAAGTGGGTCTCTATCTCCGCCATAGCAATACCGAGGGCGTAGGGGACACCGTACTGCTCGCAGTAGTCTTGCATGATCTCCTGGAGGTCATAGGCGAGCAGCCGACCTTCGCTTACAATGTCGTCCCGGTACTTGGGAGACTCTGGCTCGGTTTCCTCGGGCGTTTCGGGTTCCTCCGGTACGAGCTCCCGCAGAGGGATGTATGTAGCCGTGGGGGCGTCGGACGTGGCCGGCGCCGGCGTGGTGCGCACGAAGGTCGTTTCCGGGGGCTCACCTTCGCCGTTGAAAGCTCCAGAAGCGAGGACGATGATTGTCGTTGCTGAGAGAATGAAAAGGGTGGCGATAAGCATAAATATTCGTTTCAAAAGGTCTCCTTTCTCACCATCCGGCTCGCTTCGCCTCGTAGTCATAGGCTTCGTCCAGATTGGTAATTCCGCGTTCATGCAGCTTCCTCATAACGCCGTCGATGTAATTCCAGTTGATTTTGCCGGCGCGGCTGGCTTGTTCAAAAGCGTAGGCGAGAAGCTGTTTCCGTTCTATCGGGAATGTGATGGTCGCATCGGTGCCGGTTCCGGTGCTTGCCCGTAGGTACTCAAATATCCGTTGTTCGTCTCTGGGCGTCGGCCGCATATCTGGCGCATAGGCGCCGAAAAGCTCGCCGGTGATCTTCTTGAGCTCGGCGCCTACGGCGTCCGTCCAGCCAAAATAGCGGGTAAGGTCTTGCACGTCTTCGGAGTATTCTTCGATGCCCTCGGCAAGTGGGATGTTGTATATGTTTCGCTGCCCGGCCTCCTGGGCCTCAATCGTGGTGACCGGAATGAGCTTGTAGCGGCTGGGCCTGCCCTTTACGCCTTTCTCGAATTGGAGCAGGCCCGCGTCCGCAAGCTGTTGACGGGCTTTTCTAACTGTTTGGTCTGAGCCCGCGCCGATGATGGAGGTAAGTCGGTCATTGTCGATGGAGAACCATTCTGGCCAGTACAAACGGTTTGCGAATTGCATCAGCTTATACCATAGGAGCTGCGCCGTCGTAGGAAGGGGGTGCCCCCGCATCCTTCGCTCGAAGGCGTTGATCTCCAAGAGATAATTCAA